TTTAAATCCATTCTCATAATAAATCCTCATAGTATTTTGTTGTCAACACTTATATTATATATTATACTGTCAATAAGTAAAGTAAGCTGCAAATAATATACATAGGTGTAAACAGCGACACATGGATAACCAAACAGTAGTAGTTCCACACATAGAGGACGATGTTCCTATTCCTAAGAATGCTAAAGAAGCATTACCAAATTTGTCTACTCAAGAAGAACTTGAAGCTCGCACTAACACTATAAAGATGCTTGCAGATATACAAGATGAAAATATAGAGCCTTCTAAAGAAAACATGGAAGAAGCTGAGATTCTTGCTGAAGAAATGATGTCTAATCCTGAACTTAAACCTGACTTTGGTAATTACCCAAATGAGACCATAGCGTTTCTTGCGGGTATGGTGGCACAAACTAGTCACATGGTAGCTAAAGACTTAGCAGATATAAAACTTACTGTACTAAATGGACTACTTCAAGAGGCATACTCTGCTAAATCATCAAGAGAACGTATTACAGCACTTAAAGCAGTAGGTGAAATAGACGGGGTTGATGCGTTTAAGAAGAAAACTGAGATTACTCACATTAATCAGTCTGGTGAAGAACTAGAAAAAGAACTTATGAAGACAATTAATGAGCTTAAAGGCAAAGTTGTACGTACAACTGAGATAATAGATGTTGAAGATGTGGAGGTAGATGATGATTAGTGAAGAAGATTTAGATTTACTACAGCAAAATCTACCTAATATGTCTGAAGCAGAGAGACAACGTAGTTTAAAGCTATTAAAAAAGTACAAAAAAGAATTAATTAAAACCCAAGGTAGGGCAACTTTCCTTGATTTTATAAAACACGTCTATCCAGACTACAAAGTAGGAGCACATCATGCAAAATTGGCGAAATTATTTGAAGAAATCGCAGAAGGGAAAAGAAAAAGAGTCATTGTTAACATTGCACCCCGACATGGAAAAAGTGAACTCATATCTTACCTCGCTCCTGCGTGGTTCTTGGGAAAACACCCAGCTAAGAAAGTCATCATGGCTTCGCACACTGCAGATTTGGCTGTCAACTTTGGCCGTCGTGTTCGAAATTTGGTTGGTTCGGACTCGTACAAAGATGTATTCCCAGATGTATCGCTCCAAGCGGACTCTAAGTCAGCGTCCCGTTGGGGTACAAACTTTAATGGCGAGTATTTCGCTATTGGTGTTGGCGGTGCTTTGGCTGGTCGTGGTGCCGACCTATTCATTATTGATGACCCTCACTCGGAGCAAGACGCTAAGCTAGGAAAGTCTGATGTTTTTCTCCCAGCATGGGAATGGTTCCAATCTGGACCCCTACAACGTCTAATGCCAGGTGGTGCTATCATTGTAGTAATGACTCGTTGGTCTAAATTAGACTTAACAGGGCAAATTGTTAACCAAATGGTTAAGAATGATGAAGTAGATGACTGGGAAGTAGTAGAGTTTCCAGCAATACTAGAAGAAAATGGCGAAGAAGTACCATTATGGCCTGAGTTCTGGCCGTTAAAAGAATTACAGTCAAGACGTGCAGCATTAGACATAAGATATTGGAACGCTCAGTATATGCAGAACCCAGTATCAGAAGAAGGAGCTTTAATCAAGAGAGAATGGTGGAATATGTGGGAAAAAGAAGACCCACCTAGTTGTGAATTTATTATAATGACACTCGATGCTGCTCAAGAATCTCATAACCGTGCAGATTACAATGCCCTGACTACATGGGGTGTGTTTATGAATGAAGAAACAAACAATTATAATATAATATTACTAGATGCTATTAAAAGAAGACTAGAGTTTCCAGAACTTAAAGATTTATGTATAGAAGAGTACAAATCATGGGAACCAGATGCGTTTGTAGTGGAGAAGAAGTCAAATGGAGCTGCTCTTTACCAAGAATTTAGACGTATGGGCATTTCTGTAGGAGAGTTTACTCCTGGTAAAGGACAGGATAAAATAAGTAGAGTAAATGCGGTGTCTGACTTATTTAATTCAGGCATTGTATGGGCACCAGACAGAAGATGGGCACATGAAGTAGTTGAAGAGTGTAATGACTTTCCTGCAGGTGCAAATGACGACTTAGTGGATGCGACAACCCTCGCACTAATGCGGTTCAGACAAGGTGGATTTATTAGGTTGCCAAGTGACGAAGAAGATGATATACCAAGTTTTAAAAGGTATAATCAAAAACGTCTATATGTTATTTAACAACGGAGATAATTATGTTATACCAATTTATTAGAGAGAAAATTAAATGGTTAAAGAAAACACACAATCAATACAATTTAATAATAAATATTGTGTTGGTTATACTAGTACTCATCTGTATCTTATAGGAAAAAATCATGGCACAAGACAATAATGTTGATAAGGGTTTATACGAAGCTCCTAAAGGTATGGAAGAATTGGCTCAGAACGAGCCTGAACTAGAGATAGAAATAGTAGACCCTGATGAAGTTAACATTAGTGTTGATGGTATGGAAATTAATATTGACCCCGACCGTATGGAGGATGATGAATTTAATCTTAACCTTGCGGAAGAAATGGAAGATGATTTACTTGGGGAATTAGCAGATGATTTAATAGAGGATTACACAGGTGATGTAAACTCAAGAAAAGATTGGTTAGATACTTATGTTGATGGCTTAGACCTTTTAGGTTTAAAACTAGAAGACAGAAGTGAACCGTGGGAAGGAGCATGTAATGTCTACCACCCACTACTAACAGAAACTCTTGTCAAGTTCCAAGCAGAAACTATGACAGAAACATTCCCAGCTTCAGGTCCAGTAAAGACACAAATCATTGGTAAAGAAACTGACGAATGTAAAGATGCAGCGGCTCGTGTACAAGAGAACATGAATTATCAGTTGACTGAAAAGATGACTGAGTATAGACCCGAACACGAAAGAATGTTATGGGGTTTAGGTCTTGCAGGTAACGCATTTAAGAAAGTTTATTACGACCCTAACTTAGAACGCCAAGTGTCTATGTATATTCCTGCAGAAGATATAGTTGTGCCTTACGGTGCATCTGATTTAGAAAGTGCAGAAAGAGTTACTCATGTAATGCGTAAGACACAAAATGAGTTACGTAAATTACAAGTAGCAGGATTTTATAAAGATGTAGACTTAGGTGAACCAACTTATGACTTAGATGATGTAGAGAAAAAGATAGCCGAGAAGATGGGCTTTAGTGCTACAACTGATAGTCGTTGGAAAATATTAGAGATGCATGTTGACCTTGATTTAGAAGGTTATGAAGATGAGCAAGATGGAGAGAAAACAGGTATAGCATTACCTTATGTAGTAACTATAGAAAAGTCTACAAATACAGTTTTATCTATTAGACGTAACTGGAGTCAAGACGATAAGACCAGACAAAAACGTCAGCACTTTGTGCACTATGGTTATGTCCCTGGTTTTGGTTTCTACCATTTTGGTTTAATACATCTAATAGGTGCATTTGCTAAATCAGGTACTATGATATTAAGACAACTTGTAGATGCAGGTACACTATCTAATTTACCAGGCGGGTTTAAGTCTAGAGGCTTACGTATCAAAGGTGATGAAACACCAATATCCCCTGCTGAGTTTAGAGATGTAGATGTACCATCAGGTAGTATTAGAGATAATATATTACCACTCCCTTATAAAGAACCAAGTCAAGTTCTTAATCAACTAATGAATCAAATTATTGATGAGGGTAGAAGATTTGCTAGTGCGGCTGATTTAAAAGTCTCTGACATGTCAGCTAATGCTCCTGTAGGGACAACACTTGCTATCTTAGAAAGAACACTAAAAGTTATGTCTGCAGTTCAAGCTCGTATTCATTATTCAATGCGACAAGAGTTAAGATTACTAAAAGGTATTATTAAAGACTTTACTCCAGAGGATTATGCATATACTCCTGAGACAGGTTCAAGAGAAGCTAAACAAAGTGATTATGATAAGGTAGAAGTTATACCTGTCAGTGACCCTAACGCTGCAACTATGTCACAAAAAGTAGTTCAATACCAAGCGGTTATGCAGTTAGCACAACAGAACCCAGATATCTACGACATGATAGAGCTTAATCGTCAGATGTTAGATGTGTTAGGTGTTAAGAACGCAGAAAAACTAATACCACAGAAAGATAATATGAAACCTATGAATCCTGTTACTGAAAACATGAATATTATGAACAGCAAACCTGTGAAAGCATTTATCTATCAAGATTCAGAAGCTCACATTAAAACTCATATGTCATTTATAAAAGACCCTATCGTTGGTGAGATGATAGGACAAAGTCCAAACGCTACAAAAATTTATTCTGCTATGGAAGCACATATTGCAGAACACATTGCGTTTGCATATAGACAGAAACTTGAAGAAGAACTTGGAGCACCACTACCTCCACCAGAAGAAGCATTACCAGAGGATGTGGAAGTTGAATTATCTAGACTTGTTGCTAAAGCAAGCGAGCAGTTATTACAGAAAAATATGACTGAAGCTCAACAGAAAGAACAACAGCAACAACAGCAAGACCCATTGATACAAATGCAACAACAAGAGCTACAAATTAAACAAATGGAAGCTCAAGCAAAAGCTAAGAAAATGACAGATGACTCTGCTATAGATGCAGCAAGACTTCAGTTAGAGAAAGCAAAAATGGAATCACAAGAAAGAATCGCTGGTGCCAAGATTGGTGCTGACGCAGTCAACCAACAGAAAGAGTTGGATGCAAAAGAATTTATGGAAGGCACTAAGTTAGGTGCTGAAGCCGTAAAGCAACAGAAGGAACGTAATAAAACGCAAACTTAAAAACAGGAGAGAGAAATGGACGAAACGTTAAAAGTTCTCGCTAATCAAATAGGCGAGGAAGAGCAACGCATGAAAGATGATATGGCACAAGGTAGAGCTGAAGAATACGCACAATACATGCATGCATGTGGTGTTATCAGAGGCTTTCAAATAACTCAAGGTCTTATTGCTTCTATGATGAGAAACATGGAGGAAGATGATGAGTGAAATACAAACCCCAAATAAAGAAATAGTATCAGCATCAGGTGCACCAATAAGTCCACCACAAACAGATGTTGAAGAAAGTAAACCTGCTCAACTACCTGATGTTAAAGGCTATCGCATATTATGTGCAGTTCCTCAGGTAGAAGATTCTTATAAAAGTGGGATACTTAAATCTGATAAAACAAAAAACATTGAAGAACATTCAACAGTTGTTTTATTTGTGATGAAATTAGGAGACACAGCTTATAAAGATGAAGACCGTTTCCCAACAGGTCCTTGGTGTAAAGAAGGAGACTTCGTTATAACTAGGGCATATTCTGGAACTCGAATCAAAATTTTTGGTAATGAG